AACGATCTTACCAGTAACACCACCAGACACAGCAGTAATGAAGTTGTCCTTCTCAAAGGATCCAATCAGTGCGCTGTTGTCCTCAAGGGTGATGATGTAGGTGTAGGAGTAAACCTTACCGTAGATGTTAGCGTTGGAGTATGCAACCTCAGCGCCATTGGTGAATTCCCACTCGTTAGCGGTAGGTTGTGCCAGATAAAGGACCTGATCAGCACCAGCGTCGGTCATGACCACGCGGATGGAGTTACCAAACTTACCTGCGGTTTTCGATGCCCACTTCCAGTTGTTAGCAGCGGTCTCTACGCTGGTCTCATACTCTTGAGCATTTTTGATCAGAGGAGCAACAACGCCAGTAGCGGTTGACTCAGCGATCTCAGTCTTCTGAGTAGTAACGTTGACCAGAGTAACGGTCGATCCATCGGTGTGTGCCTGAGCGGTTGATCCCAGCACGCCACGGGTGACATTCAGGTTGTTACCAGAAACGCCAGTGATCTGCAGGAACTCGTCGTCAATTCTGACGTAGGAGTTGGTGCCACCAGCAAGTGCGGTTGCAGAGGTAACGGTCAGGGTGCCATCCGAATCAGTGAAGGTTGCACCTTCGTTGATTGTTGAGGAGGTGCCAGCGGGCTCGATCAGGGTGATCGCAGCAGCAGCGGCGTGAGATGCTGCAGAAGTTGCCAGTTGACCACGGAGGACGGTAACGTCGTTACCAGACACACCCTGGACGGTCAGCAATTCTGAGTCAATCAGGAGGACATCGTTAACGTCGAAATCGGTTGAAGACTCAACAGTCAGAGTGGTGTCGCTTGCGCTGAATGATGCAACGATAAACTGTGCAGTATCGATTGCGTTTTTCAGCGAAGAGTTGTATGCTCTGACGAGCTTCAAGACGCCGCCGTAGATAAGATACTGAGCAGCGGTAAACCAATACTCGTAGTTATACTCGGTGGGGCGACCGAAAATTGCGAGCAATTCCTTCTCGCTAGTAACTGTTGTAACCTCTTCTACGGGACCTTTTTCAAAGGCACCAACGAGTGCTGCTACGTTATCAACGGTAGCGTTTACGACGTTGGTAAGATCCCTTTCAAGTACAACAACCCCTGGTGAAAGCTGTGTAGATGCCATCTGTAAATCTCCTGAATGAATCAAGTTCGGATGCTGAAATTATTTATTAAAACGTATAATTTCAGAGGGGAAACTTGACGTGATCACCAATCAGGATAATCTGTCACCCATTTCCTAGGTTGTCTTCTCGCCTTTGATATCCTCTTAATGGTGCATTGCTTACATTCATAGGAGTATGCTGATGGACTCTTACCTCTATCAGGTCTTGTCTTATAAAAATCCTCTACTAAGGAAAGTGTCCTAAGGCATTTGCGACATTGCCTCTCAACAAAAATTAGATCACCTAATTCAAACTCCTCTTCAAAATCCATTAGCGGTAGTCCCACATGAATGACATGTCTCCATAATCACCAACAGTCTCTGTGGTATTCCATACCTGTCCTTCAGGATCGACAAACGTCTCTTCACCTGAGAGACCATCATCCATAAATCCAAACGGTGCCATGTCTGCATCGATTGCTTCTTTCTGCTCCTGATACATTCGTGCTCGCACATCAGAGTCATGCAACTCTCTAAAGTAATCTGATGTTGCTAACCAAGAGAAGATGACTAGACACATAGCAAGGTCATCATTACAACCTTCTTCTGCTTCCCATGCCTGACCCTTTTGAATAAAAGTAGTTAACTCTGCAATGATATCATAGTCATTGAAGATGAGTTTATCATCCTCAATCAACTGCTTCATGTTTGCACACCCAGTCTTCTTAACTGTGGTGGACATCTTGACACCTAGTTGCACTTTAGATCCAGAGAATCCCTGACCCACCACCTGTCCAGCACGTCCGCGCATTGATGCCATCAGGAGATTGTCATACTCCAGATCAAACTGAAGAGTGTCTGCTACCTGTCCACCAATGTCATTGACTTCCACCATGACATAAGCATGATTGTATGTCCTAGCAACTTGATCAATAACGTTGGGGAAGAGTAAAGGTTTGATTGTATTGTTTCGATACTTTGCTACCAGTTTATACGGGATGGTAGTAGTGTCCATGACAACAAACGCTGAGTAGTCTTTGGTAAGACCCCTAGCAACGTCAACTGTCATGACATATGTGTGATCTTCTTTCGGTTCTTCATACACATCTAGACCAGCATTAGATGTGATGGGATCATCGTAGACCAGTGTCTTGAGTTTCGATGATGTAATTAGTGTATTGACAGATCCCAGGAATTCGCATTCAAATTCTTGGTTAAACTGCTCTTCCGAAGTGTTGCGGATCGTCTGCTCTTTCCAGTCTGCATCTCTACCTGGCACCTCTGACCAGTGGACCTCAGTAGTAACGTATTCATTTTTGCCCTTCTCTGCATCATGCCAGAGTTTGTAAAACATATTCATCCCCTTGGGCGTGGAGATGATGATCACCTTGGTAGACTTACCAGAAGAGATAGTAGGATACACAGAGCTAAAGAACTCGTCAGCAATGTGAGTCGGAATGAACGCGAATTCGTCCAGAAAAATGATGTTAAAAGACATGCCCCTGACAGCAGAAGCGGAAGTAGATGCAGCCATGATCTTACTTCCATTCTCCAATTCCAGACTACCTCTGTTCCAGTTGACGACGCCTTGCTGGAGCCACTTGGGGAGGTTTTCATAAGACAGTTGGAGACGTTGGAGCATTTCTCTTGCCGTCGCTGCCTTGTTAGCAAGGATGGCAATGTTAACGTTATCGTGGAAGATAGAATACCACAGCAAGTATGCCGTCACAACAGTAGACTTTCCTGACTGTCGAGGGAGTTTAGCGATATTGAATCGGTTGTCATTAAACCGCTCAACCATCTTCTCCTGAAAATCATACAGGGTAAATGGCACCAGACCTTTATCCAGTGAGATGATCTGAATATACTTTTTGATGAAGTATACAGGATCTTGACTACACTTGATAAACTCTTGGACTTCCTCTTTAGTAAAATCTTGCGCGACGTTAGCACGCTTTAGATTAGGATTACCAAGATAGATATCAGTCTGCTGGGACATTACTCAATAGGGGGAAATGGTCTACGATTTGGAGACTGGAATTGTGCATGATATTCCATCTCTTCATCCTGACCAGGACAAAATTGCAGAGCAACACTGAAACGTGCAGGAGCATCTGCTAACACACTAGGTGGTTTAGCACCATGCGTTATGTTTCCAGGAAACATAATAACACGCCCTGGTTTAGGCACTACTGTATCTATACACTCACCGTCCTTATAGAAGACAGTTTCTCCACCCCACCCAGGTTTCCACTCTAAATTGGTGTATACCATGGCAGTCAACGCCCCGTTATATTCACCATCAATATGCAGAGCAGGACTATCCCCAGGACGGAAAGCATTATATACCACTCGATGAAAGTCTGGAATGACTGTAGATTTAATCCTAGAATTGAGGGCATTGACAAGAAAATTTTCAAAGTCTCCATAGTTTGGTTTGTCAATAGCACGACCTAAAGAATAGGTAGCAACACCTTGATCTGCACTATCATCAAAGATCAGTTGCCACCCATCAAACTTTTCCATATATTCATTCATCCACCAAATTTCTTGGGAGGTGAAAACATTATCAAATTTTGAAATCATTCTACCAATGTGCCGTAAGATCTACGAATCTCTCTCAACTCTTCAAAATTCTTTTGCTTGGTGCCACCATCATATGCCCAGGCATATCCTTCGGTGATCATCTGCTCATTCAGAGATACTTCTGCATCTCCGATATATAACCAGCCAAGAAGGCGACCGTACTTACCCATACCACCAACGAGTTCAGTTCTAACAGCGAGCTCATCGTCTCCATTGATTGCACCCTCTAGTTTATCTTTTAACCAGTTGGTAGCGTCTAGTCCCAGTGCCTTTTCTTCAAGGTCGCGTGTGCGTTTCTCTGGCGTGTCCACACCAGCAACTCTAACTCTTTCCTTTTTATAAAGGTCAAAACCGAGATCAATGGTAACATCGATAGTGTCGCCATCCAACACTCTATCTATCGATACCACGCGAAAATTGTAACAAGACTTACGACTCGGGGGTGTCATCGCTCCCATGGGATTCTCTTTTATCAACTCCTAGTATATATACCACGATATAAAAAACTCCCGCTAGGAGTAGGATGATACTAAGTATCACGCTCCACACTGGGTCGTTTATGTCCTCCAGTGGTCGTAAGATCAAGTTCATTGTAACGAGGATTCGTCTTTACCTCATTACTTATCATTTCTCCAAATTCATCGCAACATTTGCACCAGACTTTTCTTGCTTCTGGCGCACCTAATGCTTTTTTTCGTACAGTCGAAACCACTCCCTCCAAAGATCGGCACATTCATCTGACTTCTTTTGTAGGTGCGGTTCTCTATACATTATGGATTATTGGGATCCAAACCTAGACTAATTAAATATTCACGCCACCATGAATATTTTTCTTTTCTCCATTGAGGGACAGGTCTACCTTTTTCAGAATACCATTCAAACAATGCTTCATCGATAGTCTGTGCGATTTCCATATTCCTCTTCCTCTTCATCAACATCTGCATACGCATCTGCCACATAGGGTCCTCGTTGTCGTAGAGGTTCTCGTTTGACATAATCCGCCTCAGTATTAACTGCTTCAACCCAAACAGCAAGTTTCATCACAATGAAAATAATAATCAGTGGTGTAAAACAACCGACCAAAATTACAGGATTCATTTGTGACTCCTAGAGAAAGGTTCCCAGTGCTCCCAATTATATTTATGGACAGCCCACATTCCCAGGATAGGCACAAACACTAAAGCAAATGACATTACTCCCAATGCTATGGGACTCTCCATGGTATGTCGGACAAAGAGTTGGACGTGATTCATGGTTTAGGATTTTTAACTGGCCATGTAATTTCCATTCCTACTGTAAGTAGGATGATAAATGTAAAAATGAATAGTGTGCTTATCAT